AAACGGATATCTTTATACAGAAAACAATGTTGCTAGAAGTTTAGGATATGATAATCCAAACAGACAAGCTGGGGTAAGTGCGCAAGAAGTTGAAGCAGTTTTACCTGAAGTAGTTGTGCCATCTCCGGTTGATTCACAATATCTAACAGTCAAGTATGATAAACTTGTTCCACTGCTAATTGAAGCAATCAAAGAACAACAAGATCAAATTGAACAGTTAACTCAAACCGTAAATGAGTTAAAAAACAGTTGACCTCCGATATATATTATGTTAGTATAGATACAAACTAAGGAATACAGATGGCATTACCAGCAACAGGCAGTACAATCACAATGAGTCAAGTTCGCAACTACTTTGGTAGCAGCACGACTCCTATATTGTTACGTGCAACGCTTGGAGCATTCATTGGAATATCATCAGGACAGATTTCTCTTAGTGAATCATTTGGTGGATACTATACACCTGCAACATAATAGGAGTAACTATGAAAACGCTTTACGAAGTCTTAAATGTAGACTTGGCACAACAATATACAAAAGCAAGAAAACTTGCTGTTCTTGATGAACTTGATTTAGAAAACGAATTAGACGCACTAGCAAGAGAAGCTGTAGCTGCAATGGATATTCCAGAAGACGACGATCGTTATCATTGGATACAAATCTTTGGTCGTTTAATGGGTGCCGATTTGATTACTATTGGAAAAGTTCAACCCGAACATATGTTAGGCGCAAGTGCTTTGCCAGCAGAAGATTTTACCGAAGCAGTAAAAGTTTGTACTGCAACAGCTCGCGACATTAACAATTCCACAGTCGAAGCTGAAAAAGAGTTTGCACAAGAATCAATTCCACAAACACTTTAAAATAAATGAAAGTTGCTCTTTGTATTCCTGCTAGAGATACTGTGCATACTGTTTTTGCACGATCTCTAGCAAACATCACTGCCTACTTAACAAAGCAAAATATTGATTACAGTTTGCATTTTGTACTAGGCACGGTGATTGCAAACAGCAGGACACAATTGGTCAACGAAGCATTAGAAGAAAATGCTGACTATGTGCTTTGGTTAGACAGTGATATGCATATACCAAGCACAATACTAAAAAAATTATCTTCTCATGATAAAGATATTGTAGCATGTACTTACAGTACAAGATACAAACCATACAGCACAGTTGCATTTATGGACTTTGATAATCCTCCTACTAGATTAAATGCAACCAAAGGACTACACGAAGTATTTGCTGTAGGTATGGGTTGTATGCTTGTAAAAACAGATGTTTACAAAAACTTACCCAAACCATGGTTTAATCATGCTTACAATGAAGAACTAGACGACTTTTCTGGCGAAGATATTTGGTTTTGTAAATTAGCAAGGCAACACAACTATAAAGTTTATGTAGATTGTGATACAAGTAACTTAGTAGCACACATTGGAACAAAAGCATTCAAGTTAGAGGATATACAATGAACGTATTAGATAAGTTTGAACTGTATGGTACAAATTTACACAATGGTCAAGATTATTTAAAAAACCATATTCTCAAACAATATCCTGTTGTATACAATGAAAACGAAATCGAAGATTGGCAAGATCATGAAGAATACGTTTGGCTTGTTGATCCTGATGCAAATTTACTAAAAAGTTTTCCTTGGTATTACAGACCGCAAAAAGGCAGCGAATTAGCAATACACGCATTTCCTCAAATATACAAAGGTAGCAAAAAAGTTAGAACTTATGAAAGTGTAAGGCTTGTTCCTACAAAGCCTGGCGATTACCAAGTTAAAAAAGGCAAATATATTTGCAGTGAATATGACATTTATCACGGCAAAGAATCGTTTGATTATTTTTATATCAACAGTGCAGATGATATGTTACAAGCTCAAGAGCAATGCACCACAGATTTCTTTTGGGCTGTTCCTAGTAATGTAGTATTGCGTGATACATTTAAATTCAATTACAAACCTGATTATTGGAGTTTAGATAATATACACGTTTTTGGCAATGGCAACAATGACACAATGGACGGAGTGTGTTTAGTACCAAAAACATACAAATTTACAAAAAATGAACTTGAATATAGATTTTATGCAAGCAAAAAAGAAGTAAAAATTGTAGCCAGTGATCCTGTTCCTTATCAAAAATTTACTGTAAATAATTTTGCAGATTATGAACATGCAATACAGCATTGCCAAACAGACATGTTTTGGGCTGTTCCTAGCGATGTAGAAATTGCAGAAGACTTTGATTTTGATTTTCATGTACCATATCAAAATAAAAATATTGTACAAGTATTTTTAAATGGCGAACATAGAGACGGTATTGTACTACTTCCTAGAGATAAAAAAGTCAGCGAACGTGAAATTGAACACAGATTTTATGTAACAAAAAATGAATTAGATATTGTTGCTAGTTATCCAAAAAGTTTTAAAAAATGGATTGTAAACAGTTATAAAGATTATATGACTGCATACAATGAAGTAGAAGAAGACATGTTTTGGATGATACATCCTGACTTGATTATCAAAGACGACTTTGATTTTGACTTTTACATTTCACATCATGACCAATACAATAGAAACATACATCATGTTTTTAAAAACAAAGAATACTTTGATGGCATTGCACTAATAAGCAAAAATCTTCGTATAAGTCGTAAAGAATTTGAGTATAGATTTTTTGCACAGAAAAAAGAACATGATATTATAGCTACTGAACCTAAACCTTACGATATTGTGTTTATAAGTTATAACGAACCAAATGCAGATGAAAATTTTGAAAAGTTGATGGCAAAGTTTCCTGATAGAGTAATACACAGAGTACATGGAGTAGAAGGTATACACCAAGCTCACATCAAAGCTGCTAAAACAGTTGATACTGAAATGTTTTATGTAGTTGACGGAGATGCAGATATAATCGACTCATTTGAATTTGATTATCAAATAGCACATTATGATATAGATGGAAAAAAGACTGTGCATGTTTGGCGTAGTTTTAATCCTATTAACAATTTAGTTTATGGCTACGGTGGAGTTAAATTGTTACCTACACAACTAACAATCAACATGGACACCACTGCTACTGATATGACCACAAGTATCAGTAACAAGTTTAAAGGTATCGAAAGTATGAGTAATACAACTGCGTTTAATACCGATCCGTTTAACACTTGGAAAAGTGCATTTAGAGAATGTGTTAAATTAAGCAGTAAAATTATTCATCGGCAAAAAGATAACGAAACTGAATTTAGATTGGATGCGTGGTGTACAAGAGGCGCCGATAAAGCGTTTGGAAAATATGCAATAGCAGGTGCGATTGCCGGAAGAGATTATGGTACAAAACATCAAGACAATCAAATAGCATTGGCTAAAATTAACGATTTTGACTGGCTAGAAGAACAGTTTAAGATATCAAGTGAGCAACTTGAGTAACAGTTTCTAATTTGTTTTTGTTTGTTTTGCTACGCAGTGTATTAGCTAATCCAGTGTGCAACGGCTTTGGCCATTGATTAAAACTACACCACGAGTATCCACTGTGTTCTTCGTTTAGTTGTGGAATAAATTCGTTGTCAACTAAACACAAGTAAGTATGAAAACTAAAATGTTCATCACTGCTTACAAAACTTTCTAATGGTATAGTTTTCTTTATTTTTACAACACCAATTTCTTCTTCAATTTCTCTTTGAAGTCCTTCCCACGGAGTTTCGCTGCCTTCGTTTTTTCCGCCAACTAATCCCCAACAATTGCTACGACTGCTATTTTTGTTTCTATATAGTAAAAGAAAACGCTCTGTGGCTAAACTGTAAAACAATGCACCACTGCATATAATTTTATTCATAAAAATACTTATTTTAAAGTATTATACTCCAAGTGCCTTTTGGATAGTATCCGTCTACACTTTCTACCCATTCAACACCATCAAAAACATACTGAACACCTGTGTTTAAATTTGTTGTAAACACGGCATTTGTGTATTCACTTGCATCATAAACAACTTGCCATTTACTTCCAGTCCATTCAACAATGTCATTTTGATCTGCAAAGAAATCTGTGCCATCGTTGTTTTTCCATGCATCTGCACCGTCATCGTTAAAGTGCAATATATACTGCACAGAATTGTCTGGTGTAATATTTTCGTCTAATATAATACTTATTTGGCCGCCAAAGTTTTGTATAGAAGCACTTACACTATTACCATCTACTGTAACTTCAAAGCTGGTAACTTTGTCTGCAAGCCACCAACTTTGTTGGAAGAAGTACAGCTTTTCCTCGTCAGTTCTATAAAACAAATCACCTACAGCAGGAGATACTGGAAAACTTGTGCCACTAGCAACCAAATCCGGTTTTTCTATGTTGTTGATGTAGTAATCAACATATGTGTCTATTCTGTTGGTTGTTCCATTTGGTGTAAAGTTTCTAACAGCAGCATTACCTATTGCATCAAGTACCAAAAGTCTTGCGCCAGATGTTTTAGCATTAGTTGGATTATACGTGCGTGGATTGATTACAAAATCAACAGTACCGTGTTGTGATGAATTTCTTGCAGGTCCGTCTATAACTGTATCACTTGGTAAAGTATCTTCATCATATGTAATAAACAGTTCTGTAGTGTCGTTTTCGTTTACTTCAATTGTTCCTCTAACAGGATTTTCAAAATATGTTCTGCGTAATTCTATTTGACTGATGCCTGGTTCGTATTGTGAAGGCAATTCTGCTTCCATTACATCTAACCAATGCGCATCGGGCTTGTACAACAATTTGTTGGTTGCTAATGA